GACTGAAGAAGATAACTTCAAAAACCTATGCAGCCTCACCACGAGAGTTTTGGGGTTGCCTGATGGTTCTCTTGCTTTAAAGAGTAGGAAGCGACCATTGCACGTAGCCAGGTCTGCCACTGCATATATAGGAGTGACAGAAGAGAATATACACAGGACAATTATTGGTAAATGTTTAAATAGGGATAGGAGTTTAATTTACCACTATGAGAAAACACACAAACCCAATTATGCAACCTGTATTGTTTACCGAAATACTTTTAATAAAATTTATTCAGCTTATAAAAAACTAGACAAAACCCTAAAGGTTTTTCTGGATGATGATTTTTTGAAGCATTATTTATTAAAAAATGGAGTTGTTGAAAGTGATAAGTCTCAAGTCTACATAGAAATAAAAAGCGGAGAATCTATTTGTATAATAAAAACTTCTTACTTTGACTTCAGTAATCAATTAGAAAATATTAAGTTTGTCCTAAAAAATTATCAATTTATGGTCAAGGTTATATGAAGCACTTACTTAGCAGTACAGCATTTATAGTATTAAACAAAGAATTGGCAAGGCAGGTAGGATTAAAAGAAGCTATCCTACTTGCAGACCTAATATCTAAAGAAGAATACTTTATAGCTAATGGAATGACTGATGGTTGGTTTTTTAACACTGAAGCTAATATCTATAAAGATACTACGTTAAATTCTTACCACCAAAGAAAGTGCCTTAAAGTGCTGAAGGCTAAGGGGTTGATTGAAGTTAAGCGTAAAGGAATTCCTGCAAAACAATACTTCAAAATAAATGAACAACAAGTCCTTCAAATTTTAACTAACTTGTCAGTTAAAAAAAGCCCAACTATTAATAAGAATAAAGAAATAAAAATAACTAATAATATTATATCTAATAGGGAGGCATTTGTTTTAGAAGTTATGTCTTTTGATTATGATAAAAAGATTTTAGAAGGATTCATTGACTACTGGACTGAGCCAAATAAGTCTAAGACTAAGATGAAATTTGAGTTGAATAAAACTTGGGCGACAAATCTAAGATTAAAAAATTGGGCAGCTAATCAAAAGAAATGGGATGCACCTACTAAGATCAACAAAAACAAACTAACTAAGAACACAAACACTATGAAGAATGTCTTGAATAAATTAAACGGATATGATTAAAGATTTAGAAAAATTGGAACTTTATAGGTTGTGCGTAGTGTTACTAACTAAGACATATACATCACTTGGACAAACCCCTAGTGAAGAAACATTAGAATCAATGAGCTTTTTATTAAGTGAACTGCTAGAGAAAAGATACAAAACTTTTACTTGGGAAACAGTAGAACTTTCTTTTTATAACGGAACAACAGATACTGAGGTTTTTCATATAAACATCCAGTCAATGAGCAAATGGCTTTACACTATGAAACAATTAATTTGGGATGGTCAAGGTAAAATGGCGGAAGGTTCTTATCACGCTATAAATAAAGAGATAAGAGGAATTATTGATGAACAAAGAAAACTATTAAAATGAAAAACTTACTGATTATTTTTATTGTATTAGCTCTGTCAAGTTGTGCAGTACAAAAGAAAGTTGATGATACAGAACACCTATGGATAGGTGGTAACGGAATAGAATTTTATGAATGAACCTTTAAAACTTTTAAAATGAATATGAGACAAACATCAATAGATTGCTTTAATCAAATTAAGCAAGAAGGATTATTAAGTAAAAGAAGATTAGAAGTATATGAAGCATTATTATCTTCTGCTCCCTGCACATCTTCTGAAGCTATAAGAAATGCTAAAACTACATTTGGAGTATTTGGAGTTAGTTCCAGGTTTACAGAACTTAGAGACTTAGGTGTTATATATGAAAAAGGAGAAAAGCAATGTAGTATTACAGGAAGAAATGTAATAGAATGGGATTTGACGGATAAATTACCTACTAACTTTAAAAACCCTCGCAAAACTAAAAGCGAAAAAAAGAAAGCCGCTTTAAATTCTTTGCGTGAATTATATAAAAATAGAGAGAGTGCTTGGCTTATGGATTGGAAAGGGGTTGCTGATTTAATTAAGAGTATATGAAAACAATTAGCAAACTAAAAAAAGAACTTGATACTATTTTTAGTCTTTTTATAAGACTTAGAGATGCAACTGATGAAGGACTTGTTCAATGTTTCACGTGCCACAAGGTCAGTCATTATAAGTCAGGGATGCAAAACGGACACTTTCAAAGCAGGAAACATTTAGCAACAAGATGGGATGAAGAAAATTGCCAGGTACAATGCGTGGGGTGTAATATGTTTAAGGCAGGAGAGCAGTATAAATTCTCAGTAGCTTTAGACTCAAAGTATGGAGAAGGAACTTCTGAAGAATTAGAGCGTATTGCCAGAAAAACTATAAAGAGTTCTAGGTATTGGTATGAAGGAGAGATAAGTTATTATAAAGAGCTTGTTGAAAAGTTAAAAAAAGAAAAAGGGATTGAATAAAAGTTTTCTTAAATTTGGAAAATGATAAAACCAATTTATGCAAGTGAAGAACACAAGACTATTATAGAAACGTATATGGTTATGTGTCAAGAGTTTGCAAAAGAAGTCAGCTCAAAATCCAGATACAGTAACTATCTTGACGTACTAGATACTATAATTGAATATCATAACAACTATGGTTCTGGACGAAACGAGAATAATTTTTATGACTGGCTTATGATAATTCCAATTAACACATCAGTTATGACAAATGGGTTTTTTGCAGGAATAGAGACTAATACAAACAGAGGAGTAGTAAGGGCTTATAAAATAGTATTGAATGAATTAATTTCCGAAGTGGTAGATAAGATTGACAACCTAAAAGAAACGAGTGAATAAAATCTACATAGAAATATCAAAGCTAAGTGATAAGTTTAGGACATTGTGCAAAGGACTTACAAACGATAAAGTGCAAATAAATGACGCAGTTCAAGAACTGATGCTTTACTTTTTACAGATGAATCCAGAACAACTTAAAAAAATATATGATAAAGACGGACTAGACGGAATCACAAGATACGGCTGGGTTGTTTTACGAAGAGCTTTAAAAAGCCCAAGGAGTCCTTTCTATTATCAGTACAAGAAATACTACACTCATATAGATTCTTTTACCAGCAACATAACTTATGATGTAATTGAAACAGGTGAAGTTGTACCGATTAAACACCTTTACAATATAGCCGAACCACCTGTTGTTAAAAATTTGGAGTTTGAAAAGCTAGATAAAATTGACTTAGTTTTAAATGAGATGTATTGGTACGATAAGAAGGTTTTTGAACTTTACTACTATGAGGGGAATACATTAGACTCACTAGCTAAGAAAACAGGGATAAGTCGAAATAGCTTATTTACAACAATAGATAAGGTCAGAACGATACTTAAAAAAGAATTAGCAGATGAATAAGTTTTTTGTTGCTGATGAAATATATAAAGACAGAATGGCTATCTGCAAGGAATGTGTCTACTATTCTAGTCTTTTAGGACAATGCAAACGCTGCCTATGTTTTATGAAAATCAAGGCACGAATTGCACCAATGGAATGTCCTCAGAAGTATTGGAGTAAGAGTCTTGTAATGGAAGCTCCTGATGACTTGCCACAAGAAATGATTGATGAAATACTTGACTTATGGAAAGACTTAAAAACAGGGAGGGCTAAAAACGTAGCAGCTAAAAAGAAAATGATTGAACTGTACAACACGATATACAACTCAAACTATGGAACAGGAACTAATTGCGGTTCTTGTATATCAACTTGCTTTGATGGAATAAAAAAATTATATAATAAATACAATGACTAAAGTAAAACTTTACAACCCTGATACGCAGGGAACTTTTAGAATGATGTTTGGGTTTGCACAACCACTTAGATATGTTAAAGACAATAGAACTAAATTAAAAAAAAGAAAATATGACAGAGCAAAGAAACTATAAGACAATCAAATGGGTTTTAAAGCAACAGATTGAAAAAGCTACTAAAACTCTTTGGACTTGGAAGCAAGGTAAGAATGAACACTTCACTTGTATATATAAAAACTACAATGACGCCTTGCCTATCTATACTCCATCACAATTATTAAAAGAAATAGAAGATGCCAATACCAACTGATTATTACAAAACTAAAATGACAAAATACAAATGTAAATGCGGAAAGACTAAAGAGCTTTCAAAAGCTACAATAGTTCACGTAGACGGAGAATGGGAAACTAAAGAAGCTCTGTGTAAGTGTGGCAAGTATATGGACTCAGAACCACTTGAAGGAATACCAAGTCTTAAGCGAACTGAAGAATCACTCACTAAAAAAGGTGATAAACTCTGGGATGGAGCTAAAGAACAACTGATAGGTGATAGAGGAATAAATGAGGACTACTAAATAAATAACAACAAATTCTATTATATAATATGAAACTAAAAATCAGCGAACTAAAACCAAACGAAAGCAATCCTAGGATAATTAAGGAAGCTAAATTCAAAAAACTTGTGCAAAGCATTAAGGACTTTCCTGAGATGTTAGAACTCCGACCAATAATAGTAGATGAAGATATGACTATACTTGGCGGGAATATGCGTTACAAAGCCTGTGTTCACGCAGGACTAAAAGAAGTACACGTAAAGATAGCCAAAGCATTAACAGAAGAACAAAAGAAAGAGTTTATCGTAAAGGATAATGTAGGGTTCGGTGAGTGGGATTGGGATAGTTTAGGAAATGAATGGGATAATGTAAAGCTAGGTGAATGGGGAATGGATGTTTGGCAACCTGAAGAAGCAGTTGACTATTCTGTATTAGATG